TGGTTGATGCCCTTCTTAATTATTCTGATTTAAACAAATTACTTACTACATATGTAATTCCATATTTAGGTGGAGATATTACTAGGACAACTGCAGGTAAGGCTAAGACCGTAGAAAAAAAATCATTGCTTCTCAAAGGTCGTATCCATACAGACTTCATACAATATGGGGCAGAAACTGGGCGCTTCTCAAGTCGTAATCCAAACCTTCAAAATGTACCTGCGCCACATACCTCTAATGGTAAGGCTATCCGTAATCTCTTTATTGCTCCAGAAGGCCACTCACTTATAGTAGCCGACTATTCTCAAATTGAGCCACGAGTTATTGCCTCTTTTAGCGAAGATAGAATTATGTGTAATGCATATGTAAATGGGGAAGATATCTACACAACTGTTGGTGACACAATGGGTGTAGATCGTAAGGCGGGTAAGCAATTAGTATTGTCATTGGCTTATGGTGTAGGCCCTGACAAGATTGCTTCCTCTATTGGTTGCAGCGTACAAGAGGCTAGAGATCTTTTAGATGAGTTTGCTGCTAAGTTTGCAGCGGTTGGAAAATATAAGCGTAAAGTGATAACTGAAAGCCGTAAACGTGGCCCAGTACCTTATGCTCTTACGTACTTAAACCGCCGTCGTTATCTACCTGACTTACTCTCTCGTACGATTCGTGATCGTGCTAGAGCAGAACGTCAAGCATTCAATACAGTTATCCAGGGTTCATCCGCAGACCTTATTAAATTAGCTATGGTTAGAGCACATAAAATGCTTCCTACCCGGTCTGGAATGATTCTTACCATTCATGATGAATTGGTAACCGTTACACCAAATGATCTAATAGAAGAATCAACTAACGCTATTCGTGAAGCTATGGAAGGCATTAATGCCTTAAGTATCCCACTACTAGCAGACGTCAAAGTAGTTACTAGATGGGGAGATGCAAAATGAGTTTTATTTGTAAAGTATTTGGCCACAAGATGTATAGCATTTCATATTCACAAAATGAGTTTACTGTTCTTTGTACTCGCTGTGAAAAGAAGTGGAACTCTAAATGATTTTTAGACGCAAGAGAAAGAAAAAAATACGCCTACATAAAGCGCATATACCTTTGCCTATCCTTATACGCCAGGTAATCTATGATTCCATGCTAGAACCTGCCGAAGGTATTGCAGAGGCTATGGGTTTACCACCTATTTCTCAAGAGGTGTCTGAAATGGAAGAGCGTGCTAGTCAAGAACGTCTTGAGCATTTTGCTCCTTTGCTTCCATTTATAGAGTCTCACTCAGACATAGCTTCTAAGATAGCTACTTCTGCGTATGTTCTTGAGGATGACGAAGGTGAGTTAACTTCAGATATGCTTCCTGAAGAGTTAGAAGGTCTTACTCGCACATTTAGGTTAGTTGCTCTGTCTGCTTCAATTTCCTGTATATCAACCCTATTTAATTTGGGAATGCTAGATTCAAAGGTTGTTCATCATGACGACAACTAAACCGTTTAGTTCTTCTCTCTATGAAAAAAATGACGATGCTAAGCATCTTATTGTAAGTTGGCTTAACAATAACGGATATGAGGCTAAGATAAATCCCGATAAATATGGGATTGACATCATAGCAAATAAAGATCGTATCAAGTATTTCTATGAAGTAGAGGTAAAGCACAATTGGGTGGGAGATGTTTTTCCATACGATGAGGTCCACATACCTTCTAGAAAGCGTAAGTTTGCTAAAGCTAATTCTTATTTTGTTATTATTAATCATGAGAGAACCCATGCTCTCTTTATAAATGGCGCTGTTGCGCTTGCCTCACCTTTAGTAGTAAAATCTACTATATACACAAGTAACGAATCCTTCATGGAGATTTCTGTTTCCGAAGGTACGTTTATACAACTAGGAGAAGATAATGAGTAATGCAGATTGGTGGTCTAAGCAGCTAGGCAATAACAATAAGCCCCGCCAGGCTAATGCTCCTGTAGCTCCTAACCCACAAGTTCCATATGTACCACCAGCACAACAACCTAACGTACAGGTTAACTATGATGCAAATGCGGATCAGTTAACTACTAAAGCTCAAAGCGCTAAAAGAGATGATCGTTGTCCTGAGTGTAGCTCTGGAAACTATTTTGCTCCAGTAGGTACTCAACGCATGCGTTGCTATGACTGCGGTTATCCGGTAACCCAATCAGGTTCTGGTGCAGCTATGCCTTCAGGTTCTGGTGGGGGAAATGTACAACGTGCAAAACAAGTAGGACAAACTGGTGGATTTAATCCAAATGTAATCGTAGATAGGATCGGTTAATGACAATGACAATAAATGCAGACGCAATGAAGGTGGCCGCTGGTATTAACAAAAAGCTGGGCATCAACACTGTGGTTATGGCCAGTGACGTTAACATCCCTCCACGAATCACTTCAGGCTCTCTAACATTAGACGTTGTTTTAGGTGGAGGTTGGCCTATGAATCGCTGGGTAGAACTAGTAGGTGAAGCATCGCATGGTAAAACTGCGCTTGCTCTGCGTACTATTGCTGCCAACCAAGAGGTAAATCCAAACTTTACAGCTGTATGGATTGCTGCTGAAGACTTTGATTCACAATACGCAGAACTATGCGGAGTGGATACAAGTCGAGTATTGCTTGTAGAAACTAATAGTATGGAGGATGCATTTGATGCGGTTATTCAGTTCATGGAAAGTAAAGCTATTGATATGGTTGTTATTGATAGCCTTCCCGCTTTGGTACCTAGTGCGGAAGACGAAAAACACATGGAAGAATTTACAGTGGGACGAGGAGCCCTTATAACTAATAAGTTCTTTCGTAAGGTTATGTCAGCAACTAAAAGAGATTTGATTGAATCAGAACGCCCAGTATTGGGCATGATGATCAACCAATACCGTATGAAGATCGGCGTTATGCACGGCGATCCTCGTACTACTCCGGGAGGTCTTGGCAAAGATTATGCCTACAGCGTTCGTTGCGAAGTAAAGCGTGATGAGTGGCTCGAGGTAGGCACCGGACAGGATAAACGCCGTGTAGGCCAAACTATCCGTGTCCGTACCATTAAGAACAAGACCTACCCACCTCAACAGACCGCTTATCTAGACTTTTACTTTGCTAATGGCGGGGTTGTAGATGCAGGCAGCTATGATGCGGGTAAAGAGATAGTAGCGCTCTCTATCCTCAATGGCATCGTAGACCGCCGTGGTGGCTGGATGTACTATAATGATCGTAAATGGCAAGGAGCTCAAGCTCTTATTGACTCTATTCGTGAAGAGGTTGATCTAAAGGAATCACTTACCGCAGCGGTAATGGATACCTTGAAATCAACCCCAGTAATTATGCTGAGTGAAGATGAAGAGTGAGGGACAAAAGGAATCTCTAAAGCATGAAAAGAGATTAGCAAAAAAGATTGGCGGTCAGCGCAATGCCGCCTCTGGTGCATTTTGGTCTCGCAAGGGTGACGTTAGAAATGACGAATTACTTATAGAACATAAATGGACTGGAAAGAAGTCTGTGACTATAAAGTCAGAGGTGCTTCAAAAGATAACTAAAGAGGCAATACTAGACAGCAGAATGCCTGTGCTTGGATTGCATCTTGATGGTGAAAACTACGTCGTACTACTGGAGGAGGATTTTTTTGAACTGCGTAATGCAGTAAGAGGTGAGTAGTGCGCTACGACGATGATCCGGAATGGACTTGGAGATATGATGCCAAGTGTCAGGGAGAAGATACAGAGATATTCTTTCCCCCTAGAGACAAGGCTCTATACAAGCCAATTGCGGATAAGGCTAAGGCAATTTGCTGGGGCAAGGATGGAAGACCACCATGCCCAGTACGCAAAGAATGTCTTAAAGAAGCTATCATAAACGATGAGCTCCATGGAATCTTTGGGGGACTATCCCACAGAGAAAGAAATGCGGCTCAAAGAAAGTTTGAAAAGCAAGGCATAACTTTAGATGAGTGGATAGAACAAGGGGGCAAGTATGGGAAAGCCGGTGACGGTTCCGAGTAAAGATTTAAAAGCATACCTCAATACCAAGAAGCGTGATTCACGTTTGCTTGGTGAGGTGGAGCGCCATATATTGGCGCAACCTTTTGATGAGCGTGATCAGACACACATTCATCCCTCAGACATAATCAAATCTGAATGGTGTGCACTAGCTCAGTATCACGCTCTCAAAGGTAACTATGCAGAAACTCGTGATAAGACAACCCTACGCCTTCAATCTATCTTTGATGAAGGCCACTACATCCACGCCAAATGGCAGAAGTACTTCACAGATATGGGTGTTATGTATGGGGCTTGGCAAATTGGAGATGTTGCCCAACCTACCTGGGATGTATCTAAAAATCTAGTTGGAGTAAGAAAACTTAAATATTTAGAGGTACCTTTACGAAGCGATAAGCACAAGATCAAAGGACATGCCGATGGTTGGATCAGGGGTATCGGGGATGATTGTTTAATTGAAATCAAATCCATTGGTACGGGCACTATTCGTATGGAAATGCCGGCTCTTATGGCTCAATACGACAATGACATTGATTTGGTGTGGAAGAACATACGCACACCTCTTCGCTCTCACCAGTTACAGGGTCAGGTTTATCTACATCTTTGTCATCTAATGGTAGAAGAAGGACTTTTAAATTCAGCTCCTGATGAGATTGTTTTTATCTATGAACTTAAAGCTAACCAAGAATACAAAGAGTTTGTTGTTCAATATAACCCAGAGTATACTGCTGAAATCTTTGAAAAAGCTCTGGATGTATCTTGGGCGGTAGATAATGATCGCCCACCTCTTTGCAACATTGACTCAGAGAAAGGATGTAAACGCTGTGCACCATTTAAAGATCAAGGATGAGCATATGGAAAGGTTAACTGACATTGCTTTAGAGTTTGAGAACACTTTGGCTGATAAACTACCGGATGCCACCCGAGATGAGATCAAAGAGCTTAGTCTTTACATAACCTCAGAGATCTATGAAAAGGTTGAAAAGGTGTCTCGTGAATATACGGTACAACTATGAGTATTAGTAAAGACGTTCTTGCTTCTCTCAACAAATTGGGGTTCAGCTTGCCTAACAAGCCTGACTTTGATATCCCAGATCTTCCACGGGATATAACAGAGCTGGATGATGAAGGTCTTATGGATCTATTTGTACAGTTCACCCAATGGAATGACTATCTAGCTGGGGCTATGGCTATTGCGATTGTTAATGAACGTGAAAGCCAACGCACTGTGGACAATGCAGAGGCTGCAGCATTGCTTAGTAATTGGACTGGGGCCAAAGGTGACCGTGTCACCTTAGTAAAGGCAACTATCCAGGCTTCAGATGAAATGAAAGATCTAAACTATGATCTGGATACTAAGTACGCTTTTCGTAAACTCATTGAGACTAGAACTCTCAATGTTGAGAGAGACAGTCAGGTAGTCTCTCGTGAGCTTACCCGCCGCACATCAGATGGCGGAGGGTTACGATCAAGACAAAGGAGATTTGTATCATGACCGAAGGTAAATGGGAACAATTATCATTATTTACAGATGAAGAGCTTGGTATTGATACCACGCAGCTTCCTCTAGCTAAAACAAAATGTTGTGAGGAATGTACTTGTGAGCAATCCAGCTAAAGCAAAAGGTAGCGGAGCAGAAAGAGCTGTAGTAGCTTGGCTTAAAAAATGGTATCCATATGCCGATAGGCGTTTAGCTGGGGCAACTCTTGATAAAGGAGATGTTTCAGGTATACCTGGAGTAACTATTGAAATTAAGAACCAAGCCACTATGAAACTATCTGAATGGCTTAAAGAACTAGAAACTGAAATGAAGAATGATGGTGCTTGGACTGGAGTTGTAATTCATAAGAAAAAGGGAACCACTGATGTGGGCCAGTGGTATGCCACTATGCCCGCTTCTGTGTGGGTTGACCTCCTGAATAGGGGTATGAAGAGTTAGGGCCTTATAGGCGTACTGACGGGCGTTTAAAGGGTATTGTAGGACCAGGTGGGCGATATAAATCGAACCTAAAGGACTACAAGAACGTGACAGAAATTATAAATACAGAGGAAAAGTTCCTGCGTGTAAGCGCCGGGTCAAACGCTCAATCAGTAGGGTCAGCTATAGCTCACGCCCTATATGAAAAACCAGAGGTACGCCTCCGTGCAGTAGGCGCCTCAGCAGTCAATCAGGCTGTTAAAGCTATTGCAATTGCTAGTGGGTACGTTGCTCCACGAGGAATGAACCTAACTTGCCGACCAGGATTTACTACGGTAGATTCAAGAGATGGCCAGATATCAGCGATAGTCTTTACAATTACTGTAAGTTAATATATTCTTTACAACAAGAGCTCTCTTAACAGTTAGGTACCAATAATGGCAAAGTCAGATCTAGATACTGCAGTAGCTGCAGAAAATACCCAAGGTCGCTCCTCAATGGGTCGTTCAGCTACTTCTTTTACATCCCCATCTTCTTCTCCAGCTTCAGGCAAGCTAATGCCTCGTGGAAACACACAAGCAGGAGATCCAGCAGTTCAGAACCAAGGTACACGAGTAAATCGTCCTATCTCAGCTTCTGAGCGCAATGGTGCTGCACACACAGTGATTGCAAGCATCGTAAAACAAAACGAACCATCTGCTGGGGCAACTCAAGCAAACGGTCGTATTATTCCAGCTTCAACAAAGCGTTCACAGGCAGGTAGCTTTGGTGAAGGAATGGGAACTTCGTACTAAAAGTAGTATAATGTTTAATAGGGGCCTGTAACAAGGCCTCTAGTAAATAATCAAGGAGGCGCAGTGCTAGAAAGCTTATATGCTGAAGCAAAAGAAAAGAACAGTTTTATAGCAGGCAAGTGCGTTGTAGGTCAATGGGCCGCTACTTTAACTGAGGGTGATTTAATCGCCTTTTTAGATTCATTAGATAATGAAGACTTTTCTACTAGAAGTCTATTTACTCTTTACAAGTCAGCCGGTGCACAATTTGGATTAACTTCACTCAAGGAACATAGAAACGGGAACTGCTCATGTCGCTAGAAGATGCATACAATTCTGCTAAAGCTGATGGGGCACTAAGCTCTATTGATAAATTACTTAAGGCTAACGGTCTCACCCCAGATGATGTGGGTAAGATTAGCAAGGTCAGTCTATCTAATAACCCAGATGATACTAAGATTATTCTTTCTCCTAAGTGGAGCGAAGGACCAGCATGGCAGCCAGTACAGCCTGCAGATCCAATAGTCATTAATCCAAAACCAACCCCGACCCCTGCGCTGATCAGCAGTGGCTGGAAGGTAGCTGTAGCATTGCCAGATCCACAGATCGGTTACCGCAAATATGAAGATGGAACATTAGATCCATTTCACGATGAAGATGCAATGGATGTAGCCCTACAAATTGTGGGATTAGATCATGGACATCCTTTAGATCAGGTAATTAATCTTGGGGATTTTTTAGATCTTCCTATGTATGGAACATATGAGCAGGAATCAAACTTTGCAAATACTGCTCAACTAGCTATTAACCGAGGACATAAATTCCTTGCAGAACAACGGGCTAATGCAGGTGCGGCTGCCCGTATTATCCTTTTAGAAGGTAATCACGATAAGCGTCTTACACGGTTTATTAACAATAACGCCGCAGCTGCCTATGGAATTAAAGTTGCAAATATGCCAGATTCTTGGCCAGTTCTTAGCTTACAAAATTTGCTACGTTGTGATGAATTAGGGGTGGAATTTATAGATGGGTATCCAGCTGCCGCACATTGGATTAATAAACGTTTACGTGCTATGCATGGTGATCGTGCTAATAGCGGTGGTTCAACTGCTGCACAATATGCAAATTCAAATCCAAATATTTCAACCCTTTTCGGCCATACTCATCGCATGGAACAGCAGTCCAAGACAGTATTTGATCGTGACCAAGCAATTAAAAGTGTTTCGTTTAGCCCCGGCTGCTTATGCCGTGTTGATGGGGCCGTCCCATCCGTTAAAGGTGGCGTGGATGTTAAAGGGCAAGCGTTACAGTATTTCGAGAACTGGCAACAAGGAGTAAGCGTTATATTTTTTAAAGATGGTGACGATGATAGTTTTCATTTTGATCAAGTACACATTCATAAAGGTAAAACAATGTACCGTGGACAAGAGATTGTAAGTACACTTAAGTAATACAATTTAGCGTTACAGATAGGCCGGTGTAGTGCACAATATGTGCATACGCCGGCTTATTTTACTATGGAGATAGAGTGAGTACAAATACTATTAACCTTTTACAAGGAATTTCAGCAGCTCTAGCTATCCTGGGAGCCGCAGGTTTTGGATTACGCTGGATAGTTAAACACTATCTCTCAGAATTAAAGCCAAACCATGGGACTTCTCTTAATGATAAAATTAATTTAGAGGTGCTCCCACTACTTAGAGAACTACGTGATAACCAAATTAAGATATCAATTAAGGTAGCTAAGCTCGAAGGTCGCTTTGAGCAGCACGTAGACGAGGTAGAATAATGCCTTACACGCCTCGTCCTGGTGACTATGGCGTGGTAAAAACCAACGGCATAGTAGCTAAGTTAATTCGTCTAGGTACTTTAAGCCAATGGAATCATGCTGTAATTTGCATTGAAGGCGACGTACTCGTAGAAGCTAGGCCTGTAGGCGTTAGCTTTGGTAAAGCCAGTAACTATGATCATATTGCGTGGAATCAACACGAAAACATTACAGAAGACCGTCGTGCAGCAATCGTAGATTATGCCGTAGCTCAGATAGGCAAGCCTTATGGTTTCTTAGATATTTTTACAATTTTTCTTCGTATTATTGGGCTACGCATTCCACCAGTAAAGCTATGGAATAAGCTATCAAAGCGCCAAGGATTTATTTGTTCTGAATTAGTTGCAGAATCCTATTATAAAGCAGGCTTTACTTTGATTAATAAGCCTATTAATCTTGTTACGCCAGGCGATTTGGCAGAAAGGTTGATATACCAGTGACAGATGCACATAAGCAAAACATGAACTTACATTTGGCTGTATCAGTACCTTCCCATGAGCCACGTGAATCAGACCCTCACTATCATTTGTTTAACCAAGCTAAAAGCCGCATTAAGAAGGTCGGGCTATGGAAATGTATTATTAATGATGATTTATGCTCAGGACAGCCAGAGCTGCATCATAGCCACATAGAATTTAGCCAGATCAATAATATGGATCCAGCTAAGGTTGAGCAGGCTTTTGGTATTCACTTTGAAGATGATGAAGAGTTTCAAAAGTGGATTGAAAGCCCTGGAAATTTAGAGGTCTTATGTGAAACCCACCATCGCACACGCTTTGGTATTCATGAAATTCCGTCCCCATTGTGGGAAACATTTAGGTACCGTAAGACAGGAACAGCTCCCGCAGCGGAGGTATTAAAAAATGAGTAGTGGATTAGATATAGTAAATATAGCTCAGCAACAGGTTGGGTTTATTGAAGGACCAAATAATGAAAATCCTTATGGAGCATGGTATGGAGTAAATAATCAACCTTATTGCGCCATGTTTGTTTCTTGGATCTTTGATCAAGCAAAGTTATCCGCTCTTGTAGCAGCTGAAACTGATAAAGGATTTTCATATTGTCCCTCAGGATTATCGTGGTTTCAAAAACATGGTCAGATAGTTGATAAGTACGCTGGACAACCAGGAGATATTGTTTTTTTTAATTTTAGCGGAAATGGTACTGCTGAGCATGTGGGTATTATTGTAGGTGCTAGCACTGACGGGATCACAACTGTTGAAGGAAATACTAGCCCCGATCACGCTATAGGATCACAAGCTAATGGCATAGGAGTATTTCTTCGTCATCGTCCATATCTAGGAGTAATGGGAATTGCACGCCCTAAGTATCCTAATCCGGTTGCCCCTGCTAAAAATAACGGTTTAAGTAACAGGGCCTTGGCCACTGGTGTAGCGGGAGCAACAGCTATAGGCGGCGCAGGAGTTGCAGGCGTACACAGCGCTACTTCAAGCACCCCTACAGCTAAAACTACGGTCATAGTTGCCCCACCATTTCCAGGATCTAGCGTATTTAAAGTAGGGGCTAAAGGAACTGCAGAACTTATAGTTGCACGAGCTTTAGCGAATGCGGGATTGCTCCCAGCAAACTTAGTCTCTAATGTTTTAAATGATGCTGAGATTGCCTTAATTCCCGTATATCAGTCTAAATACCCTGGATTGACTGCTGAAAAGAAACAGAAGATTTTAGGGGCTATGACATACGCATCTATGGTGGCAAAGGCAGGATCATGAAGCAGTTTCAACGTGTAGCTGACTGGGCATCTGAATCGTTTGCATCAGTTTGGTTCCAAGTGGTACACTGTTTATTGTGGGGTATATGGATTGGATTTCACCTTGAAGCCTTTCCATATGGGTTACTGACCTTGATTGTTTCTTTGGAATCAATCTTGTTATCTGGACTTATTCTGAACGCTACAAATCGTTCGGGTGATATGGATCGCAAGATTATTACAAAGGATCTAAAACTAGATCAAGCAACTCACAATCACATTGAAGAGCTCCGCCGACATGTGAACAGAATCATGGAGATCCTAGAGGAAGAAAATGATAAAGTTTAATTTCAAGAGCCCAGTTTCTATGGGTATAGCTAGTACGGCCGGGTTTACAGCCTGGGCTAACTCTGGCTTTTCTACAGATATTAAACATATAAGCCTGGCTGTCTCCGCTGCTTTGGCAGGATCAGCTAGCCCGCATTATTCATCTTCTTCTCCTAATGTCCAGGCTGATTCACATATTGTTACACCTTACGTAAACAATGTAACACCTACAGAATAAGGAATACAAAATGACAGTATCATCAAAACAAAAGGCACTTGTTGAGCACTACCTATATGCAGTAGTGGCATCTGGGGTAGCTATTTATCAGACTGGTAACCACGACATTAAGAAAGTAGCTTGGGCTGCTCTAATTGGTGTCATTGGGCCAGTTCTAAAGTCCGCTGTTGATAAGCTAAAGCCAGCAGCAAAGTAAGTATTTGAGGATAATAGGCGTGGGATTACACCCACGCCTTTTATCATTTAAGGGTATTATTTACCTGTCTAAGGAGTATTAATGGCACAGTCGCATCAAAACTGGCAGTACCTAGGTGCTAGCGGTTATATAGGAGCGTACACCACTACAGGTGGTGGAGGTACTCCTATGGTTCCTCGTAGTGCGATGGACTTCTTGCGTCTTGGTGTTGGTCGTGCCCCACAAGCAGAGTATCCTGATGGTTACCTAGGTTCTATTCGTTCACGTCGTGATGATAAAGGCAAGCCTTATGCAGTTTCAGATACAGTTTTAGATTCTCTTAAAAATCGTCAGAACCAACGTGCATATCAACGTGGTATACATAGAGGTGAGCGTATTGATCCTGCTCAGTATATGTGGCCAAAGAATTTAGAGCCTAATCGTAGAGTTAAAGAGGGAAACTATAAGCTTGCTGAAGTAGAAGGCGCTGTAGTATTTATGGGCACACGAAACGCACCTAAGATGGCACTTGCTCCTGCCCCACATCTTGTTAATGATGGTAAAGCAAACATTTCATCTAACGTTCCTGCAGAATTTAATCCCCGCATTGCACAAAACTTTACTCACTTGAAACCTAGGTGGATTTAATGGCTAAGAAGATTATTAATCGCCGTGAGCCAGAAGAAACAGACTGGATTACCCACCATGAGGTGGCGTCATTGTTTGGAGTTCAACCCCGCACAGTTTATTCGTGGATGCGTCGTCAGAAGCCTAACCCAAATCTTCCAATAGTATCTGATGAAGAGCACCTTGCTAACGACATGTCCAAGATTCCGTATCGTAGAACTTTTAAAGGTATTGGCAGAGAAGGCGAGGGCGTTCCTGTTATTCATTTCCCACGTCAACAGATTTATGATCTTTTAGATAGCCATAAAAGCCGTGTGGGCCGTACAGAAAGCTTTCAATCAGGACGCCAGGTAAAAAACTTCCGTTGTCCTAAATGCAACATGGCATTAAGTGGTGCAGATGCTGGTGCAGAACATCATGAAAACTTCCATGCGTCCTACAAGTGCAAAACTTGCGGTACCCAAGTACAAGGTAAGAACGCAGCAATGCAGCACAAATCAGAGGAGCACCCCGAATGACACAACAAACAGATGGGGTCTATGATCATAGTAAGGGTCGTCCCATTGTTAGCGAGGATCCAACACCTTCTCTTCTCCGGTATGATTTTATGGGTCCATTTGCCAATGCTCAAGAAGCATTTATGGCACGTGCACTCAAAGCAGCTACAATGCCTGCAGCCCTTTTACCAGATTTGATTCGTCCACCACTCCCACAGGTTCAATTATTCCCTCCACGCTTTGGTTATAGAACTCGTGAGCTAGGTATACTAGACATTATGGATGTGAACGAGGAGTTCCAGCCAACTCGTGTAGACTTTACTCGTGAACCTGGTGGATACCAGGGCACGGCTCGTAACGTCTCTGAATCGGTGTGGTAATGAATGATGATATTTCAACTGTAACTATCTATGATGGTACGGTTATGTGTAGAAAATGTGGGTATCCTATGACACCACTTGAGGCATTTTATAGCGATGACGGGCTTTGTCCTTACTGCCGAAATGCTAAATATGAAAAACATGCTAAAGATAGGATGGTAGAAAATGGCTGATGCTAGTAAGCCTCCTCGTCGTAAAACCTCTGCCTCTAAACCTGCTACTCGTGCTCTTAAAAAGACCGGTGAAACATCTAGACAATTTGACTCAGTAAAGAGCTGGGACCGTAAAGCTGCTGGAGGATGGGTAGCCGGACAATCTATGGGCATAAATCCAGGAGACCCCAAGGCTGTTTCACGTCTTCGCCACAGTAAAAAATTTAGGGCAAGAGGTAAAAAAGTTATTCGACCACGTGTTCGCAAGCAACGTCACCCTGACACAGACGTAGATTAATAGGATACTTACACCATGGCAATTAAGAAGAAAAGACCTAAAATTAAGACCCCAGATGGTTCAGACATGGACTATAAAGTCGAAAAGCTAAAGCGTAAGACTACTGAGGATAAGATTCGGGAAGAACTCAAGGCCAAGGCTGCTGCTAAACCAGTGGCCAAGAAGATCTCTACTAAGAAGGCGAAATAATGCTAGATAACCTATCAGCTTACGTACGTAAGCGTAAAGAAGTTCGTGCTGACCGTGCGGGCATTAAAGCACACCATGCAATGATTACTGCTTTAGGTGGTAACGCTAAAGGAAGCATTGATTCATCAATCGCCTCTTATGATAATTCAACAGGACAGCCAATGGAAACATCACATGGCATGGTACATGGCGTTCAATCAATTGAACCGAAAGGAAAATAATGGCAACTAACGAATCACGCTCTCTAAACCAGAGCCTTTCAGAAGGATCAACAGACGGTAAGTACCGTAAAGTTCGTCCTAACACAACAGTAGCTGCTGGTACAGGAGATGAGATTGTCGAGGCTAACCGCCGTGACCTACATCCTTACTGGAACTATGATTTTATTGATCAAGAGAAACCTTCAAAGGTTGAGCCAGGTAAGACAGATGTGTCATCAAAGCCACGTCCAGCTATGCCTGTAGCACATATCTCTAATGATCAGATGCTAGGTACATACTAATATCATGGATGATATGGGTACACCGGGTCCAAACCACCCTGCCCATAGGGGGTTAAAAACCCCCAGCAACATAGTGTCTCTTCCTCAAAGTCGTCGCACACGTATTCGTCATAAAATAAATAGAATCAAAGATGCTTTGTTTGAACCTGAGCAAGTAGAGTACGAACCAAAAGAACGTATTGAAGGTGCTCTTGATGATCACATTAGAGCCGCACAAAGCACTAAAGAATATCAAGATATACTTCCTAGATCTGAACATTTTGAAACAGGACAGCAAGAAGCAACAATTCATTCCTTAAGGGATCAGCAGATTAAGCGCAATATGCGAGCCGGGGATGAAAGCGTAATGAAAATTATTAATATGGAAGACCCAACAAAGGACTAACAATGGCTAATCCAGTACCACGTAGAGATAGTAACCGCCCAGCTTTTGCACGTCGTGGTGGAGTAATCTCTTCCGAAGAGATTCTGGCTAATATTAAAGCTAGTGGTGTGCCTGATGACGCAGCAGAGGGTGAATCTGGTCCAGCTATGGGCATTCGTAACGATAAGTGGCTTAAGGAGCACCGTGCTTCTGGTAAGCGTGTCGGTGATGAATAATGGCGGGTATTCCAGAAGGTTTTGAACGTGTAGAACGTGCAGGTAAAGAGCCTGGTGTTCAGGCTACATTTACTAAAACAGATGCCGGTGTTCAAGGCAGCTTACCTTTGGATCCAGATCGCTACAGTACTTTTACAAAAATTGAGGGAACTGAGGGCATTAAGAATGCCTACAATCGTAAGCCTTATCTACCATGTGAATTTGGCAATCCAAATGGCGCACACTCAGATAATGGGGCTGCAACCCACCTTGTATATTTAAACGGTGGACCATCAGAAGATCCACTAGAAGTTCCACGTGCAGCGTGTGCACATCATGAGGTTAAACTTCGTGAAAAAGCTGCAACCATGGATCCAGAAACTGCACCACAATTTCGTCCTATTAAAAATCAGAGAATGGTTGCAGAGCATCGTGCAGCTAAAGATAAAATTAAGAAAGATATCACTTTAAGTTTAGAAGCGGGCCTACAAAATGCCGGTGTTAAACCTGGTACACCAGAGGCTTTATGGGGGCGCAGTACCCCAGACTTTTATGATAGAGGGAAAATTCCTTCCTCTAATCCAGCTTTAGAAGCTGCACAACAGCGACGAGGTAATGCAAAGCTATATCGTATTAAAAGTGGAAAACATTCCGGTAAAGTAATTGCTTTAAATCCAAATGATCTTAAATCAGGTTTAGACATTGTATTGTCTCGTTCTTTTGAGGATGACGGTGCAGGTCGTTCACCCACTCCAGAAGGTTTTGAACCAGCAAAATCAGGATCTAATCCGTTTAAATATAGGTTTCCTACAAGATCAAAGAAGATTGCCCCAGCAGAATTTGGCGGAGAACTTCCTATAGAAGAACGTGGAACTAAACAAAAGGTTGCACATATTTTTGGTCTACGTAAATCCGGTGTTCCTGAGGCTATGTGGCGTATGGAAGCCCATCGTCTCGGTGTGCATAGTGAAGTTGAATCTACCTTACAAACTCATACACAACCATTTACTGTAGATGAGGCCGGGGTTATCAAACAAGGAACTCGTCCACAACGTTCACGTGAAACTGTTGATATAGGTACTCGTGCTCAGGTTGCGGCCCAATTGCCTTCTGATAGGGCTGAGTATGACGTAACAGCGGGAGAAAATATTCCATTAACACCTATTGAATCCTTTACTTCACGCCAACTAGAGACCCAAGACACAGAATCAGACCTGGCTGCACGACAGGATGCTACAGCAGAGCGTTTACGTAATATTGAAGCTCGTAAGCAGGCTTTACGTAAAGGCCGACCAGGTCTACGTGGTGAGCTTGATAAGGGAACCGGCAAATAACAAAATATGTAGTACTATATTGTATATAGGGTACTAATAGGAGGCATGATGGGCGTTCCAATTTTAGGTCAAGGCGGTAATGCCGATGAGGGAACATACACAGAGATCAAAGACGATGGTCCTAAGATTCGTTTGCTATATTGCTATAACTGTAAGACTATTGAAGAGCTTCCAGATTTTGAAGGTCACCCAGACGACGATGTAACACTTCAGGTGTTGATTGATCGTCATGAATCTGCTGGTATCAAGCACACTGGTTTTCTATCTAAGATCGGTGTAAAGCTATATTCACGCCCAGAAGTACGTAAACAGATCATTGAGAATTTGCGTAACCGTGTTGGTGGAGGATTAGCTGATATTGATCCAGACTATTACACAACCAAAGCAACATTCTATGATGATGCGATGAAGTGCTTTAATCTTCATTTGCGTCCTGTTGAAGGTTGTTATGATTGGAAGATTGAAAGTAAGCGCTTAGTGCCTAAGAGCACAGCTGAAGCACGTAAAGAATTAGGTTTGGAAAGTGCAGCTAAGTCTGCTAGCACAAAGGTTTACCTTTGCGACTTCTGCCCTGCCAAGACCTATGTAGTAGAGCAAAACCGTAAAAAAGCCGGCCTATACGAATAGAGGAAACATGACAGACGAAACAACTACTCCAGATACAGCTACCCCTAACTCTCCAGAAGCACCTAAAATTGCATACGGTTTTGCAGTGTTAGTTGATGAATCTGGAAATGTATTTATTGAAAAAAACCCATCAGTATTTAGTATTCAAGTAGAGCGTGAGGCTTCTTTGATAGAAGTTCGTCGCTATGCTTCAGAGATTCTTATGGATCTTCAAGCTCAAGCAGCTGCTGAGTATTCTGCGATCCGCATCGCAACTCTTGCAGAAGAGGCAAAGACAGCTAAAGACTCTTAATATTCATAGTCTTCAAGCCGAGACGTAACGACGACTGGGATGAAAGAATATGGGTATGGGAAACTACGATTTTGAGGCACAGACTCCGGTAATCACACCGGGGTCTACTTCTTATTTTAGTGCGCCCTCTACAGAGTTAGACCCTACTTTATTCAATGGCACAGCTATTAAAGGTTGGGTACGTGAAGGAATATTAACTATTCTCTTTCATTATCTAGGTCAGAACTTTAATGAACCCCATAAGTGGACACGTGCTTGGTTAGCAGGGTCGGGTGTTTCATATCAATGGGCAGCTCAACGTGAACCAGGTGATCTGGATTGTTTAGTTGGAATAGAATATGTACGATTCCGTCAGCTTAATGATGAATATGTTGGATATTCTAATAATGAGATCGCAGCCATGTTCAATGAAAGATTCAATGCTGACATAATGCCATCAACCAGAAACTGGGAAGGCTATGAGCTTACATTTTATGTGAATCCTGCAACAGATATTACCGAAATTAATCCATATGCAGCCTATGATTTAATTGCGGATTTATGGACAGTAAAGCCTGACCTAAATCCACAGCCACCATACAGCCGTGACTGGGAACAAAAAGCTATGAGAGATAGAGATGCAGCTCAGGAAGTATTGACTCGTTACTCAAACGCTCTTAAAGAACTTAGATCTGCTACAAACCCTGCTTATCGCATTAATGCTGAACGTAAACTCAAGCTGGCACAAGAGCAGGCTGTAGCTATTTATGAAGAGATTCATAAGGGACGTAAGGAAGCCTTTAGCCAAACAGGTTCTGGGTATTCTGACTATCATAACTATCGTTGGCAAGCCGGTAAGAAGTCTGGAGCTATCCAGGCTCTTAGATCTATTAAAGATATTAAAGATGAAATGGACTTGCAGACACAGAAAGAGCTCTACGGTGTAGAGCTTCCAGATGCATCTACCCTGATAAGGAGAACACTTCGTGGCTAAAGAAAAACCAATTTGGGATAAAAAAGATCCTGATGGCGGTAAACATTCAAAATTAAGTAAGAGTAAAAAGGCTTCTGCTAAAGCCCGTGCTAAAGCTGCGGGACGTCCATACCCAAATGCTGTAGATAATATTGCTGCAGCTCGATCAAAGAAAAAGAGCAAATAATGGCAACTAAGAAAGAACTATCATCAAAGCAAAAGAAGATTGCTTCTGTAGCAGGAGATAAAAACAAGATTGACGCAGAAGACTTTAAAGTTCTTCGTGCAAGCAAAAGTTCTAAGAAAACGGGAAAGAAGAAGTAAATGGCTCACTCACCAGCATGGCAACGCAAAGAAGGTAAGAACCCTAAAGGTGGACTTAACGCTAAGGGTCGTGCATCTGCTAAGGCAGAAGGTCATAATCTAAAAGCACCAGTTAAATCTGGAGATAATCCACGTCGTGCATCATTCCTAGCTCGTATGGGAAGTGCTAAAGGCCCAGAACACAAGCCAAATGGTGAGCCAACACGCCTTCTATTATCATTGCAGGCATGGGGGGCTAGTTCTAAGGCGGATGCTAAGAAGAAAGCCGCAGCTATCTCAAAAAGGAATAAAGCTAAAAAGAAGTAGAGTACACTGGGCATGTGGACAGATACCAATGCCAAATTTGTATGAAAATTTATGTGGTACCTTCTCTTGCACGAGAGTGTGAGACGAAACATTTGGACAACGATGAAGAGGAATAATGGCGGCAATAATTGCATTAGAGGGCGTACTGAAGAATGAGGTAGGGGATCCAATCCCTGAAGGCATTAAATTTTTTCGTGTGCTCGCTGAGAGCTATAGAATCATTATTAGTTCAGATATGACGTTTGAACAAACAGATCACTGGTTACGCTCCCACCTAATTTTGGGATACGGTGAGGTCTATGATAGTTCTTTGTTTTTTGAAGGCCAAGACTTACGTTCCCGCCATATTGCTGTCGCTAAGTCCAAAGGTAAAGTCGAGCTGTTTATTGATGCTGATGCTGACTACTGTGCGGAAGCCCTATCTATGGGCATACCTGCTGTGATGTTTGCCTCCCCAAGATTTGTAAGAACTACCCGTAAGGTAAGGCCTTGGGAAGACTTAAAAAATGAAGTTGACCGACAAAAGGATGCCCTAGTTAACGCCCATTTGGGCAGCAGAATTAAGCGGTACGAATGAACCTAGTTTTCATGGGGGCTGAAGTCCCGTCCCATCGCATCTTACTTGCCAACGCTGGAGCAAAGCACGTTAGCATTAACTATTATCGTTTAGCTAAACGTGGCTTACCTAAAACAAAAGACTACCTAATCCAGGGAAGATTCCCGGATGACATGAAAGTCTATGTAGATGGTGGTGGGCACCAAATTAATGATCTTAATATGAGTGAACGTGAGCTTCAGGAATACGCCGAGAGCTACCAAGAATGGGTAGCTATTAATGCCGATAGAATTTCGGGGGCTACTGAATTAGATGCTGTAGCTCTAGGAGCTGCCTGGACAAATCACCACCGCAGCGTGATGCTGGATAACATAGGTGATGAAAAGCTTTGGGTTGTATGGCACCCAGAATCCGGTCATACAGCCCTCTACGGCCTAGCAGAGCGCTTCTTAAACATTGCCCTACTAGGTGAGACTATAGAGGACGACACCAGCCTTGCAGCCCGTTCTAGGGCGCTTCTGTCGCAGTTCCCTGACCTTCAATTTCATGGGGTAGCTTGCGCCAAGCCTGACAACCTACGCCAAGTTGCTTTGTCTACGGCAAGCTCACTATCTTGGTTATCTCCAATGATGCGTGGAGAAACAATTGTCTGGGACGGAACCCGTTTGGTTCGTTATCAGAAGAAACAAAAAGATCAAGCTCGTCCTCGCTATAAAGCGATCATTGAGAGAGCTGGCTTGGACTACAATAAGATTCTTAATGATGATAGTAACGAGGTAACCCGCCTCGCTATTTGGTCCTACATGCAGCTGGAGAAGTCCTTGGAAAAACGTTCGCCTAAGAAGCTATCTGATAAGAGTGAGTATAAAGATGATCCAGGTTCTGCGGAAACAGGGGGGTCTGGTATTGATAAGAGGACTCCTGAGGTGCGGAAAGATTTGCTAGCTAGAGACCCAAATGAGCTCCGTACTCTACCTGTTTTTGGCATCTCAGCAAAGAAAATTGTTGAAAAAGATGAGATGGGAAGGGATGTTATCAGGGATGTTCCTGTTGTTAATAGCGCCCCTATATCTCTACGCCAATGCGATACTTGCTTTGTAGCAGCCAACTGTCCTGCCTTTAAGCCATCAAGTCCCTGTGCTTTTAATCTTCCAGTAGAAGTAAAAACCAAGGACCAACTAAAATCTTTGTTGAACGCAATTATCGAAATGCAGGGTTCTAGAGTAGCTTTTGCACGTTTTGCTGAAGAATTAAACGGCGGATACCCGGATCCAAACACCGGGCAAGAGATTGACCGACTATTTAAGTTGGTAAATCAAATGAAGGAATTGGAAGAGAATAAAGAGTTTATCCGGATCACAGCTGAGCGTCAGACTTCTGGTGGTGTACTTGCGGCCCTATTTGGTGACAAAGCTAACACCCTTCATGAGCTCCCAAACGGTGGCTTGAGTGAGGGTCAATCTAGTAGAATATTAGATAGAGGGTTAGATTCTTAGACCCTGATAACAGTCACCAACTAGCAGAAATGAGTCACTAATTTGTTTTCGTTTAAACTTGCCGAAGACTTTGTAAATTCCTACCGTACCAAGAAGGTTGACTGGGGGTATACGGACGCTGCGGGTAACTCCGTAGGTGAAATTACTTTTATAAGAACCTACTCCCGACTTAAAGAAGATGGAACCAAGGAGACTTGGGCAGACACTTGTGAGCGAGTCATCAATGGTATGTACTCTATTCAAAAAGACCACGCCAAGCAGAACCGCTTACCTTGGTCAGATATTAAAGCTCAAGCATCAGCCAAGGAAGCCTTTGACCGCATGTTTGATTTTAAGTGGACCCCACCTGGACGTGGTCTATGGATGATGGGTACTCCCCTAGTAAATGTACAAAAGAACTCGGCAGCGTTGCAGAACTGTTCATTTGTATCTACCAATGAAATGAATAAAAACAATCCCGCCAAACCATTCGCATTCTTAATGGAAGCCTCAATGCTCGGAGTGGGCGTTGGCTTTGATACTAAGGGTGCAGAAAAGGACTTCACAATATATGAACCACAAGAAGACAGTACCGCCTATGTTATCCCTGACACAAGAGAAGGATGGGTCGAGAGCACCACATCGCTCATCAATGCCTTCCTCAAGCCAGATCAGAAGGCTCCATCGTTTGATTACAGCCAGATCCGCCCAGCAGGAACTCCAATCAAGACATTTGGAGGAACGGCTGCAGGAGCAGAGCCTCTTATCAAACTTCATGACCACATTTGTAGGATCTTTAAAGGACGAGCAGGAGACAAAGTAACCACTATTGATATTGCCGATTTAGGTAATCTTATTGGTGTATGCGTGGTCTCAGGTAACGTGCGACGATCAGCTGAGCTGCTTATGGGTAAGATTGACGATGAGGTATTTCTTAATCTTAAGAATTATGAGAAGTACCCAGAACGTATGGCTTACGGTTGGATGTCTAACAACTCTGTAGAGGTATCTGTAGGTCAAAACCTTGACCCAATTATTAATGGTATTGCCCGTAATGGTGAGCCAGGAGTTATTTGGATGGACGTATCACGTCAATACGGGCGACTATCAGATCCAGTAAATAACAAAGACTGGCGTGCAGCTGGGTATAACCCATGTGCTGAGCAATCCTTAGAATCTATGGAATGCTGCACCCTTGTTGAAACATATATTGGGCGACACGATACTCTAGATGATTTCAAACGCACTCTTAAGTTTGCTTATCTTTACGCTAAGACCGTAACTCTACTTCCAACTCACTGGGAGGATACCAATGCCATCATGCAACGCAACCGCCGTATTGGCACATCAATCTCAGGCGTAGCTAACTTTGCTGATACCAAGGGCCTTCCTGTCCTACGTAATTGGATGGATGAGGGATACAAGACCGTACAGTCCTATGATAAGAGTTATTCAGAATGGCTAGGTATTCGTGAGTCAATCAAGACAACAACTATCAAACCATCCGGAACTGTATCTATTTTAGCTGGAGAATCACCAGGAGTTCACTGGACACCTGGAGGTAAATACTTCCTCCGTACTATACGCTTTTCTAATAGTGATCCAATGCTTCCTCTATTTAAGATGGCTAATTACCGTGTAGAGCCAGCAGACTCCGATCCTAATAACACCTCAGTTGTTTATTTTCCAATTAAATCAGAAGCAGTACGTTCTGAAAAAGAGGTAGCTATTTATGAAAAGATGGCGCTTGCTGCAACAGCACAGCGATACTGGTCAGATAACTCAGTATCGGTAACCGTATCTTTTGATCCTAAAACAGAATCAGATGCAATAGGTACAGCGTTACATATGTACGACGGCCAATTAAAAACCGTTTCATTTCTTGCAATGGATGATGGCGTATATACACAAATGCCTTATACTCAAAGCAATGCAGATGAGTATGAAACAGGTAGAATGACCTTGTTCCCAATTGACCTAAAAGGTGTCTATGAAGGAATGGCGTTTGATGCAGTAGGGGAATCATACTGCACCACAGATGCGTGCGAAGTAAAACTGATCAGAGATAACAACTAAGGAGAAACATGTCAGACGAACTCAACCCAGACCTATTTGACGAAGACTTCGAAGAAGATTTTGAAGATGGCTTTGAAGACTTTGATTTCGATGAAGAAGATCTAGATGACCTAGATGAGCTTCTAGCAGATGACGAGCCTACTGCATAAAACGACCAACACAAACATTTGCCCCCGACTCAATTAAGAGCCGGGGGCATTTGCTTGTTATCCTACTGGTCTATTTCTTCCTCCATTAACATATCTAGCTCGTCTTGAGCATCAGCAGCAAGGAGATAGTTAGCTCCAGCCTCATCATCGCAGTCCTCACAAGGCTGTACGTCCCAGTTTTCTTCATCACCAAAATATAGATAGCCCGCACCTTTGCAGGTTTTACAAGTGCGTGGTTCTATTGTTTCCATATCTGTCATGCATCCACCTTATATGTAATCTCGCCATCTAATGCGATTGGCTTATCCGTATTAACATCTTTGACGGATATGGCCATCTTGATAGATTTGCGAGGCGTATTGTCTAGAATTACTTGCTTTAGGTAACGCTTGGCAGCTGACGGATTAGACCAAGCGGTATAGGTATCTAGCTCACAGTTAGATGAGCCTTCTGTTAGGACGCAGATATTAAGTAACCACGCCCCACCCTTCTCCACAAGGGTGTTTTTACGTAGATTTGCCTTTAATGTTTGATTTATTTTCTTAGCCATATTTCCTCTTTCTATGTAGGTATTTCTTTACTGTATACTTTTGGTGTAAGCTCCAAGTACGACGGAGTCTACACCATGCCCTGAGTACCTCCGGATTGCGCCCGGGGGTTACTCTTCTAGTACTTCTATACTCATTAGCTTGGCATACTCACCAGGCCTATTAAGGTCACGTACAGGTAGCCATAGTTCTTTATTGCGATCAAATACACGTAAAGACCACTCACGATTCTCTACTATGTTTTGATCGTCAATACGCCACTTTGCTATCTTTACGTCATAGACTATTTTTAGTCGGTAGTGCATATTCTCTCTAGGCATTTATCTCCCTCCTATGAGAATGTTTGTGTTGGCATTAATTTACCTGCTCATCACTTTCATTATAGATATCGCCAACTTCTGTCCAGCCGGCATCGAAGTCCTCACGCCATTTGCCTGAGTCTTCTTCTATGATTTGATTTTCTGCGATCTCTTCAGCCTCACGCCAGCTTGTTGCTGGTATGAAACTGTCATAGATTTTGTGCTCATGGATTGTTACACGGTATGTTTTTATATCTTGTGTCATTTATTTCCTTTCTACTGTTCTAAATGTCCCATCGGGCATGGGCCATTTGTACGGCAAGTCATCATCTACATCAAAGTCATAATGCTCTGGAAGCTTACGCTTTAAGTTAGACTGATGACTTTCATGAAATTGTTTTTCACCTAACCACCAAGGCTTTCTAAGCGGTTTAAGTTTGAACTGTTTCATGAGTTCAATTACTTGTTGCTTTGTGTTATCTACATACCCACGCTTGACCCACTCATCACATATTGTGATTGCGTAGGATGCCAACATACCCTCATTGCCACGCCACATTACAGCGGCTGGATGATTACGCCATCCCTTTGTTAGACCCAGGTTGGCCCTTAGTATTTGCAGCGCTTCTACACGTTGCTTACCAAGTCTCCTATCGTCTAAGGATTGCGCTACTTGCACGAAGTCTGCGTACGGTAAAAATGTATTAACCATTGTCCTCCAATAGAAACTCGATGAGCTCATCGTCTGTCATTTCCCAGAGTTCTTTGCCCACTCGAGGTTGTAGTTTGATTAAATCACCCATTAAACTAACGCAGACAGTTGTAATGAGTTATCCATAGCCCATTCCTCTGGTTCAGATATGGCTTCGATGGTTAGATTAGCTCCACCATCTTGAACCTCATCCGATACGTGCAGCAAGAACATCTCTGCACTTTCGTAGTCGTTGAATGGACCGATCAGCGTCTCTGTGATGCTATCGAATATAACGTACATTATCTTCTCCTTTTTCTTATTGCTCCTAGAACTACTGCCTTAGCAAACGGCACTAGATCTCTTGCTGTTGATATACGGCCATAGATTTCAGCATCGTGCCGAAACTTTGTATCGTTTTGTCCATAGTTATTTTGATAGTACTCATAATCTCTATCGTTCATTATGAGAGTCATAGCAGTTAGAATTCCTCTGCTACTAATGCGTCTGATTACTTCATCATTTTTGTCGTTATCAAACACACCGTCGGTTACTATGAACAACATCTTGTTCTTCTTACGAGAAGACATAAGAAGTTGTTCTGCAGCAAGCAACGCTGAGTACGGATTAGTACCACCATTGCCATAGATGAACTTGAACTTGGTCTTATGTGCTTGTTCACTACGCTTATACGCTACTTCGTTTTGGTCGTCAAACGCATAAACTGTGACTGGAGAATCAATATTCTCCAAAGCACGCTTGATAGTCCAGCAGGCTAAAGATGCATTACGGTCATTGTTTCCGCTACTCATAGAACCTGATCGGTCTACAAGGATTACAGCTTCTACATCTGCACCATCTGTACCTTCCTCCCAACGGTCAAACGCAGCATCAATTTCACATCCATTGATGATACGCTGAACATTGAGTCTACCGCTTGGAGTCTCTTTGACCCAAGTTGGTTCACACTCATCACGTAAACGTTCCAACTCTCTAGCAAAGATGCGATACGCCATAGTCGTCTCTTGTGGCACATCAGTAAGGTCAAACTTACCAGTCTTAGCTGCATCGTCATACTTACCATCACCGCCAACGATTACACGTTGCTTAGCTTTGATATCGGCTTGAACATCTTTACGAGCCAGTACATCATCAATTGCATTGTTGAGCATGTCATTGATGTTGTTTGGAACACCACCTTTGCTTTCATGATGGCCTGAACCAGCATCGATACTTGGTGGAGTATTTTGTTGCTGCGTCAGCTCACGTAGTTTTAGTGCGTCAGCTGCTGATTGTGGAACTGGCATTGTGGATTGTTGCTCATTGTCATTATGGTCGGGATTGTTTGTGTTGGTTGAACCACCATCAGCCTTGTTTTGCTTAGGCTTTGGTATATATGGAGATTCAGCCTTACCCATACCTTTGGCACGAGCTGCGTCACGTTCCTGAGCTTTACCTGGCTCTGGACGACCCTTAGAAATAGGATCACGCTTACCACATCCATTAGGACCACCGGATAGATCATGGCCATCTAGTTGTAATGGTTTAAGAACCTCATCATTGAATCGCTCAATAAGCACACGAGCTCTAGCATAATCACGGGGAAATGCTAGAACACGATACTCATCAACGATCTCAATGATTGTTGGTATTAGATCAGGGAAAGCAAACTCATCTCTGAATGCTTGCCTAATCTCTACCGGTAAATATCTACGACCACGAACTAGAACATAGTTACCAGCAGCCTCTTCAGGACTACCAGATAACCACCTAGCTACTGTGGCTGTTAGATATGGCGCAACGCTTGGATAACGAGCTACAAGTAAAGTCTCAATACGCTGATCTTCCAGAATATTGGTTGACTCCATGTATTGATTCTCAATTACCCACTTGATCAAATCTGTACCCTTGCGAGGAGTATAGAAGTGATGGGCTAGCTCATGATAGTTCAGGCCTGTGACCTGAGTCAATGTCTCCAAATCCATATCTTCAATCTCATTCTGATTGATATAGATTGCGGCACCATCAGACCATGCTGGTGCAGGTCCATCTGGCATTACATTGACTATAAGAGGATCACCAGTTAGAACACGATCAGCTTGTTCATAGACACGGCAAAGAGCACCTAGTCTGAGAGAACGTTCTTGTTCCTCTTCTGTGCGTTCTTTACCATACCAGTTGTTATCTAGATCGTCTACGAGCATTTATCCTCCTTACACGTTAGATGGGATTTGTGTTGCCCATAGCTTGAGCTGGTCATCAATGTTGATGTCAGCTTTTTGTTCGGTTTGAACTTCATCTTCAATACCGAAGTCTACTTTGATGTTGTGTTCATGAGTCTGAAAGACCATGCGAACACTTGGTTGCTCATCATTGCTGAAGTGAGCGATAAAGTTTTCGGATGCGAACTCATATCCTAGAGTCTCTACAAAGCGACCAAACTCCATCAACATGTTGGTAGAGATCGGGGTTTCATACTGACCCTTAGCAGCTTCAGTACGAAGTTGCTTAGCAAGAACCAGAAGAGCCTTAGATGAGACAAGCTTAGCTTCCACAGCATCGTCATAATCCCAAGGGATTTGAATGTCGAAGCGATTGCGGAATGCAAAGTTGAGTGGCACAGTACCAATGTAATCTGGATTCATGGTAGCAAAGATGGTGAGGTCCTCATGGGCCTCAATCGTCTCGCCATGATGGTCAAGCAACGTAATAGTTCTACGACCATCGGTCAATGAATACAGGTTGGTATAGATCTTAGGATTGATGAAGTTGACCTCATCAAGCAGAAGAACACCACCGTTACGGACTACGTCAGTAACTGGACCATCAATCCAAGCAAAGCCACCTTCACCATCAGACACGAACTTACCGGTCATTTGGCTTGGCTCCATAGATGCATTGCCTGAGATTGTTGCCATACGAAGACCACGCTCCGCACACCATGCTTCAACAGACGTAGTCTTACCAGGACCAGTTGGACCATAGATAAGAACATTGATGTGTTCAGCACGTGCTTGATCGAAGACTTCGAAGTCTTCCTTACCCCAGATCTTGCGATGCACATAACGTGTAGCAAGTTCCTTGCGTGGTACAGATGCAAGACTTACTTGAAACGTTTTGCCTTGGGGCTTGGTTTGTGGCTCGATTGTTTGTGTTGGTGCTGCTTGTACTGGGACTACCAATGGAACAGTAGAACCAGCTTGACGGCGATTGTCAATTACATAGCTTTCCAATACATCATCTCCAATCAGTATTTGATCATGTAACTCGCAGAGCTTTTCTGCAAGCGGTGTGTCATCTGGGTTAAGTGCAGCATTAGCATGTGAGTTACATGCCTTGGTACCCAAGACAGGTGAATAACCTTTAGAGGCTATTGCACGCTCATCTGCTGCTGTCACATAAACACCAGTTGGCATACGGGTAAGTTGTTCACGTTCACCGATTAAATCGGTAACCTCTCCCAACGTTATGTCTTCCCACTTATTGTGGGGACCCTTAGTGCCGTCAGTAACACGTGACCAGATCTTGATGCCACCTTCATATGGTGCCATAAGAACTTGACGTCTCTTGGCTCCCATGCTTGGCTCATAAGACTCGGTGAATACTGCTATTTCCATGTATTTCCTTTCTAGTGGTTGTGACCATCATTGAGAATGTTCTTCTCCATGATAGATGCTGCTTCATACATAGCAATTTTGACTCTTGGCCAAGATGTAATCATCTCAAACAAAAAGCCGTGTTGCTCTGCCTTCTCCATAACATACGACATACATGATTGCATATCGTTAATCGTTTCCTCCTGCACGTCAGGAGGCATTGATTTTAATTCATCAATCCAATCTGCATTGAATTGAATACTTTCGTCATCGGGATATTCATCTCCACATTCGTGGCACATGATTACTTCCTTTCTTTTATTAGTACGGCTGGCTTACCTCCGTTGCTTACAGAGGCTGGGAACGTGCCCGCACTTTTGCCTCAACCTACGTCATACAGAACTGTTCCTCTACATGCTGGTCTAATTGGGTACTCGGGTCTAGGGCTGTTGCAGTGTGTTCGAGGTGGGCTTAGCCAGCCCCACTATTTGATAGTCATATGAACTACCAAAACTAGATTGAGTCTTGGATTGAATGCCACTCTTGAATAGCAATAGTTCCACTTCTTACAATCATATCCTTAAAGATTTCTGCAGGGATTTGACGTTGTAATCCTTCATAGATGTTCTTAAGTAAGGAAGTTACTTTTTGTGGGTTAACACGCAGTAATGTTTCTTTTGCCAACCTTAAATCACCGGCAGAGTAAGCAATAGTTGCTGTTATCTCACAACAAGTTACTAATTCTTCTGAAGAATTATCAGGAGTTGAACGTAATTTTGCTGTCAAGGTCTTAAGAACACTTTCAAGACCTGTAGGAGATGACTGGATTAGAGTGTGTGCAATAATCGCATCTCTAAAGTGTTTTTGAACTGGAGCAACAGTTTGTAAAGTAACTGGGATCTTATGATCATACAGTTTCAATACGGCTAACTCTGCTGTGTTGTCCACTGAGCTAAACTCAGGGGTTGTTTGAGCCGGGTCATAATTAACTGATAGGTTGAACATAGTCAGCTATCATCCTTTCTAGTGCGGTTGGTATTGCATTGATTATTTGTCCATCACGTAAACGTAGTGGAGAACCATCCCACAACGTACGCTTTGGTTTACTGCCGTAGTCACGTTTCTTTGTTCCATTACAAGAATGGCACGTTTGTGCACGTGGAACATTGTGGGGATTAACTAATCCATGCTCACATGGGGCTGTGTGCCACATACCCCAAGCTCTAGTTATATCCATATCTGGATGCTCTGGGCATGATACTTTTTCACCATCTCGTTCTACCTTATAACAAGTTTGGGAGTAACACCATAAATCAACTAAGCCAGTTTGTTTACAGGTACGACAACCCTGAATCTTAGGAGAAGTAAGTGATGCTCCATCTTCTTGTAGATAGAATTTAAAGTTACGCTGCACTACTTGAATGCCAGCATAACGATGAATGGTAAGGCGAACAGAATGGCTACGCAATGGGCTCCATACACCACCCCAATGAGTAGTAGTTTGTTCACCGTTGATAGTAGTAGTTCCATCTTTGTAATAGGTTACGAACGAATTGGTGCTTCCACCATATTTCCAACCTATACTAATAGGGCTGTCAGCATCCCATTTGTTTTCTTTCCAAATGCGAAGACTACGATCGTATAATGGCCGTTCATATTTTTTACGACCGCCTTTGAGAAAAGCGTCAGCCCATAGCCAGTCAGCCATTAATCAACCTCCTCATAAAATAAGGATAACTTGTTATTGTGCTGTAAGTCAAAGACACGCTCACGCATGGCCTCAACAGCACGAGCAGGCTCATCTTCCTCATAGAAAGACAAACTGATTGGAAAGATTGGGGCTTCTTGGGCGGGTTGATTTGACAATAAGCCAAGAACAATACCCAAGCCATCAATTAAACCAGAACTATAAGAACGCATGACTTGGCTCTCTTCAAACTGGTTATCTTGATGTTCTTCCCACATTATCTGATTAATTTGGTTAATCAGTTTCTTACGTTTTACCAGTAACTTTCGCATACTGGCACCTCCTTATGTGAGAAACCCTCGCCATTGCTGACGGGGGCGTTTGTTTGTGTTGGTTAGCTAGGCGGTGTTGCAGGTATTCCGGCAACGTATTCATTCTCTTGGCTATCAATAACCAAAAGTGTTTCGTTGATGTAAGCATCACCAACGGGCGTTTGACCGATCACTGCATAAACCAATGCGCTCTTCAAACTTTGAAGCTCATCTTCGGTAAGGTGCAAGAGCCTGGTTTTTGCTAAGCGATCAATCATACCGACAGCAAGACCAGCACACTCTAAACGAGTGGCATCTTCGGTCGTATTGTCGGAATACTGTTTTTCTTTTAGGTAGTCAAGTGAATAGACTTTGAATGTCTCACTCATACCAATGACTTACCAACTATTGAAACAGACTGTGGGTTATATACCTTGCCTGTCTTCCAATGAGGGATTGTTTTGTGATCCCAGCGACCACCAGCAGCCTTCCAAGCTTCACGCTTTTCATGGCTCTTGAGTGTGCGCCCATTAACATGAGTGAAGTTTGTTTTCTCCATCTGCGCTGGGCCTGGATTCTTTTTACGTGCCTTGCCATTCTTGCGGTCACCTGCTGTATTTACTTGAACTACAGGTTTACCGCCTTTACCTTTTGCCATTGTGTGGCCCCTTTCGGTGGGTTAGTTAGACTCTACACGTCCGTATAGAGTAGTGATGCCATCGTTCCATAGCATCAATGCTTCTTTGCGTGTGCAGCCGTGAAACAACTGCGCTTCTATGATAAATAAGAGTTTGTCGGTGGTGGCATGAGATGTTTTTGTTGAAATCATTATCTATGCCAATCTACTAAATAAGTGGTTCCCCACTTGCGATATGGGGTATCTACAATCCTGTAAATCTTCCACCACATACGTCCTCGTATAGATAACTTTGCTCCAGTATATTTAGCACAGTCTTCGTGGAATATAGCATTCCACAATGGCTTTGCAGAGAGATGGTTACACCAATTAGCAAACCACCTGAGTGGCAAGATATTGGTTTTATGTATAGGTGTAGAATTCATATCTACGAAACTATTCATAGTTATCCTTTCTGTTAAATGAGCAGTTTTAATCGTCATGCTCAGGACGTTTGGCGTAGGCGAGGATACTTTTTACTCCTAAGAGCTATCACTATCGTGCCATACCAATTATGGTGAGCAGTTTTACCTTAGGTCATGCTCAGGACCAAATGACTAGAGCCAAACAGAGAGCATTTGTAAATTACGCTCTTGCTCTGTCATTGCTACAGTCTTCTCACGAGTAGACTCGTAGCAACCCTCCCAAGTTTCGTGATAGTGTTCCATGCCACGCTTGACATGGATATCTAACTTGGATTGGTGTGGCATGATACGCCTACCGCAGTTACCACAGCGATAGATCATCTTCTCTGCCATCGGTACCTTCTTTCTTAGTAGGTACATCCCTACATTCGTAGGGAATCCTATACATAGATATCCCCCGACTACAATAGCCGGGGGAATATCTATCATTTATCCAGGATTAAAGAGGGCTTGGCACGCCAGTTCAATCTATAGTCCACGAAGCCTATAGGAATCGAAAAGGGTCAGAACCATGGGGTCGGATACATTACTTGAGCGAACTCATTGCTGAGTATGGCTTTCAATGCCTTAGCACATGCCTTTCCTAACGAACTCAACACACAACTCGATGATCCTTTCATTGGTTGTCTATACAACCAGGACACACACTAAACTACTCACAGAATTACTGCGAACTTCATATCACCGAGGCTCTCTCGCATAAAGTCCAACAACTATTGTTAGCAATTCAATAGCCATATCTTCACATATGTAATAGGAACTAATAACCCTGCGGGTATCTCAGCACTACATATTGTTTTCGGAATACTTTTTAGGTTTCCATACGCATTGATTAGTCCACCCCTGCGTATATTCGCCGCTCTATAGTAATTGTGAGCCTGTTTAGTATGTGTCCTGACTGTATAAACTTGGGGAAATTAGTTTTTAGGATTTGTATTGCCTGAACCAAAGATTTGAATAGTTGTACAGGCAGATTCAATGTAGCAAGAGGTATTGGCTAGCAAATCCTCGGGGTGATGTAAATCATCTGGCTTTGTAGGCCATGTGTTATCTAAATAAGCAGATATACCTGAGGTAATCTTCTCTATAAACTCAGACTTAGTCATAAAGCCAGCAGCACGTAGTCTTTCTTCTTCTTTCATTACCACTCCCTCTTTCTGTAGATATTCATTGCTTCTTCTAATGTTCTAAAGTAATCACCACGACGGCATATACCTGAATCATGCTCATAAGACCACACAACAAATGGGTCATATTTACTCTTCTCGGCATAGCAAAGGATTACATCTGTGTATTCATCGGCTTGCTTATGGGCAAGTATAAGAGCACCAGTAGATACCCCGCCATCTCCTTGTAAATAAACTCCAGGTTTAATTGTTACGACGCTCTCGTTCATCAAACTCCTCCTTATCAAGGATAGAAATGCCTGTGGGTGTGCGAACAACGATGTTGCCGGGGAATTCTGTTTCAATTGCTTTCTTTGTTTCTTCAAAGGTTGGGTATTTCATAGCCAACTCATTGACTCTTTCATAATCTGCTAATGTAATCACTGCTCTATCTCCTTTTTCCATAGCCTACGCACTTTGCGTGACCATCTCTTTTTGTTGGGTATTGGTGAGGATGCCGAACTGCGCCTCAATTGCTGGACTTTCTTGACCCTGTCCTTGTTGGGGTATGCTTTGAACACTTACTACCTCCTGTGTTGGTATTGACATAACATACTTGATGAGGGCTATACAAAGCAAATGCCTATCGTGTAGTGTTATTGACTCTTTCTTTATAGTCGCTTTGACCATAAGGGTCTGCATGGTCGTTCCTTTCTTTCGGGAGGGAAAATGAAAGCGGGCAAACGTTCCCTCGTGCGCTTGCCCGCCCTGCCTACACTCAGGTAGGCTGCTCAGTAAAAAAGTAGGCATAAAAAAATACGGGGCAACTTTATAGTCACCCCGTACTCTCCCTTTCTAGGTATCTATCTACGCCTTGAGATAGAATACTTAAGCGGCACTCCTGTTAATTACTACTGGAGATACATAACCTGCTCCATCAAACAACTTGCCACCCCAAATGCCTACAAGACCAGGGGTGCTCTTGGCATACTCCAAACAAGCAGTAAAAAGCGGGCAAGCCATACAGACTTGCTTGGCTTTGGCAACTGCTTTTCTGTCTCTTGTATTATCGGGGAAGAATAACTCTGGATCAACTTCAGCACACGATTGTGAGCCATCAAATGGTAGAGACATAAGGGTTATCCTTTTCTAGTAAAAAATTGCGGGAAACTTACAGGCTCAATTACTTTCTAATCATTGAGAGTTAGTAGGGATAGAGAAGGTAGGGTTTATCTGCCTAACCATATAATTGGATATAGGAAAGGTAGTCAAGTCCCTTTCAATAAACATAAGAGAGGAACAAGAGGGACAAATAAAGGTAGAGCCTGCTATACGCAAGGCTCTTAATGTGGGGTCAGCAAATGAGGCTTTACACTCACATTTGGAACAAATAACAGAGGCGCTAGCCATTGCTACTCTCAAGCGCTTTTTTGCCTAGAGAAGTAATGCTAAATACAGCCTCTAGCTTTTCATTATACTCAATGCTGATTAACCCTTTTTGAAGTAAGTTAATAAGCGATTCATCTAACTCCTCAGGAGTCATCATTGTTTTTCCTTTCTGTGAAAAACGGCGGGGATATTA